AGAGTTGTTTGATGACTCTATTAAGAGGGATTTGTCTGTAATGACTGTTTGCACAGTTGTTCATAACAACGGATTTGTGTTTATTGGTACTTCAGCTCCGGCTTCACCAGAGAACTTTAATGCACAGCTTGGCCGGGAGCTGGCCCTGGAAGACGCGATCCGACAAGTTTGGCCAATGATGGGGTTTATGCTCAAGTCTCGACTGGCGAGGATGGATTGATGGCTGACCAACGACTCAATCGCAGCGGCGGTCGCAGACGTTCGCGGAACACCCTGGAGAAAACGGAGGGCAGGTTTGGGCCTTATGTCCCTATGCGCGGGGCGTTCGGCCAAGCTATGGCCATCATGAATGGAGTGTACCGTCCGGTGTCACCAACAGAAGCACAGTTGGGGCCGAGGGGTAAGTCTTACGCACTGACGTATCACGGATACAATAAGATGCGGGACTGGAACTGATGAACCATAGAAACGATGCTTATCTGAACCCAGATTATGCTAAGTATGATCTGGATGATGAGGATTGGCTGATATTGACATCGTTCCGGTATCGTAGTCATGGGCTTACCTCACATGAAATTGAGCACCTGACTAATATTAGGTACTCAATGCTGATTGGTAGGCTTGCTAATTTGAGAGAGAAGGGGCTGCTCAAGAACCTGGTTAAGTGTAGCAAGACTGGTAAGTTGTACAGGCAGAAGCCTAAGTGGGTGAAGCTGCCTAATGCAAGGCCTGAAGTTCTTTTTGTGCCGACTAATGAAGGAGAGAAGTATGGCAGAGCATGGCCGAGACCCAGTGTGGGGGCCAAAGCCTCCGCAGTCAAGTCCAATAACTCACGCCCCAGGAAAGGCAGTGGGCAGGGACAATTTGAGTGGAGCAGTTGAGCAGCTTCATTCTGAGCATCCCTACCATGTGCAGGCTGAGGGGTTGCAGCATAAGAGCACTGGGAAGATCCATCACAATGTGACTGGCAAGGTGTATGGAGCGAATGGGGGCGTTTAGCCCCCTTCGTCCGACTAACCAGGGGGACAGTGAGATGCGGCACTGGTTGGAGAGGCTGTTCCTGGATCAAGGGCTTGACTGTATTGTTGTATTGAGTTGGCGTGATAAGCCAAGGATAGTTTCTGTGGTTGTAGACCCTGGGTACAAGATGAGGACTTTGACTAAGGAGTTCTCTATTGAGATTGAAAGTTTGATGTGGATGAGCGAGGAACAGTTGGTTGAGGGGTATATTAAGCCAGTCGCGAATACTATCAAGTCTGCTATAGTTGAGTCGATCAAATGAATGAGACTCCCGTCATACCGAGGCAGGAAAAGGTCTACTTTGGGATAGTTAGGAAGTTTGGTAGGGAGGAGCCTCAGAAGTTTTATGATATTGTGACTCCATCTCTGATGCGTAAGGAAACGCCATTATTGTACTGTACACGTTTAGATATATTACCGAATGGTCCGGAACTGATTAATTGGCCGTTGAAGCAGTTGCACAATGCGTACTTGCATATGAGAAGGGCTGGGAGGCTGCCACCAGATAATAGGGGAGCGTGATGGCTAAAGAGATTACCATCAAGAACGGTAAGTCTGGTAGGCAGGTGGCCAGTGCGCTTCGGCAGCACGATCAAACAATGCACAAAGGTAAAAGCTCTCCCAAAATAACAGTCAAGAATGGGAAGAATGGGAACGGGAAAAGGAGCAACAAATGACTGACAGTTCATGGCCCAAGGGAACTGGCACTCAAGCAGCAAGCCCGCCAGCTTATCCGGCATGGGAGCGGCCTGACCCGCCGAGGTTGAATGATACGAGTGCACTGGTTCGTAAAGGCGTTCACCCCTACGAGCTTATGCTGCGGGGTAACAAGTGGACCTCCCCACTCGAGACGAGCTGGAACCCAGAGCACACCTTTAATGGCAGTAACCACCGTGGTCTTCCAGACCTTGCAGTCTCCCCCTCCTATGGGGCGGGAGCGGTTATTGCGATGCGCGAACCCCATAGAAGTCGTAACGGCCGCACTGCTGATGGAAACGGCTCAGTTCCTAGAAGCGGAAGCCTCGCGGTAGCGGTCTCGGTTTGCAAGAACTGTTGATACCATGACTATAATTATTCCGAATGGTGAGCAGACGTTCTTGGACATTAATGGTGTCCCTATTAGTGGGGGCTTGGTCTATACCTATGTCCCTGGGACTACCACTCCGAGCGCAACTTATACTACTGAGGCAATGAACGTTGCGAACCCTAATCCTATAACACTGGATCAGGCTGGCCGTTGTGTTATGTGGGGAGACAATCTGTTTAGGCAGGTTGTCTATGATATGTTTGGGAATTTGCAGTGGGATCGAGATACTGGTTTTACAGTATCGGTTATCAATGGGCCACTGACTATCAATGGTGGTCCGTTGACTGTTAACGGATTGACTACGTTAAATGGTAATACACAGATCAATGGCAGTGAGACTGTAACAGGTCAGGTATCTGCTAATGCTGTTAGTGCAGCCAATCTTGTTGGGACTAATCTTGTTGCAACTACTGCTACCATCACTACTCTAGCTGTAACTAGTCAGGCAACCATTAATGATATTAGACCTGACAATAACACGCAGTATGTGAATATTCACGGTCTGTTTGTTAGAGCTGCACTAGATGGCAATCCTATTGCGTTACAGTCTGATGGGGATATGATTGTTCATAGCTCTCACATCAGAGTGCAGGGACGCCCAACTGTTTCATTCTCACTGGAGGATCAGGATACCAATATTGACTGGGTTATGTTCCAGTCAACGGACGGTAACATCAGTTGGGGGCACGGTGACGGGCAGGGCAATCCAACTAATAACTTGATGTATTTGACTGGCAATGGGGATTTGATTATATCTAATGGACTCCACCTAGGGACGGTCCAGCATTCGACTGGTCTGGTGGTAGACGGTGGCGCGACCTGTTCGTTCAGTGGAGACATCCATCCTAACTCTGATGGCGCGGCTTCGTGTGGGGAGACTGGGAATGCGTGGGCTAATGTAGTCGCGCATAACTTTATAACTGCATCTACTGATCCGACTTCACCAGAAGTAGCAGTTGGGATGCTACCGATAGTGGCTGGCATCCCAGTCAAGACGCTACCGCATATAGGGATTGCAGAGTCGGATCTGAATACGTTGGCAGGAGCACAAGCTCAGGGTGGGGGTGGGGTGAACTATAGCGTACTGGTGGGAGTGTTGTGGCAGGCTTTGAAAGAGTTGAATACAAAGGTTGATACTTACGTGGCGGCTCACCCATAATGGACACATTCTACGAGCAGCATACGAGTGGAATGACCCAGCAGGTGGACGCTGAGTTCCCTGCCCCACTACAATGTCTGTTTGAACCGAAGAGGTATAAGATACTGTGGGGAGGGCGAGGTGCAGGAAGATCATGGGGCGTCTCGCGTGCACTCCTCATTAATGGGACGAGTCGAACCCTTCGAGTATTATGCGCCAGAGAACTGCAAAACTCTATATCTGAGTCGGTTCACAAGGTCTTATCTGATCAAATCAGCGCCCTTGGACTCGATGAGTTCTATGAAGTACAAGCCAGAAGAATACTGGGTAGGAACGGAACAAACTTCAGTTTTGAAGGGATCAAGAACAACGTCAATAAGATCAAGAGTTATGAAGGTATTGACATCTGTTGGGTGGAAGAAGCGAACAAAGTGAGCCGTAACTCGTGGGGAGTGCTGATACCAACCATCCGAAAGGAGAACTCAGAGATTTGGCTGACATTCAATCCCGAGCTGGAAACGGATTATACCTATAGACGGTTTGTTAAAGAAGCTGACGACTCGATGACAGTCGTCAAGATGACATGGCGCGACAACCCGTTCTTCCCTGAAGTGCTGAAGGAGGAGATGGAACGGGATAAGAAGCTGGATTATGACCATTATCTGAATATCTGGGAAGGGCATTGTGTCCAAGTCTTGGAAGGCGCGATCTACGCGAGAGAATTACGGAAGGCAGCAGAAGAGGGTAGAATTTGTAGCGTTCCCTATGACAGAGAGTACCCAGTCGAGACATTTTGGGATATTGGCCGTGCTGACGCGACCGCCATCTGGTTCGCCCAGCGGGTGGCTATGCAGTATAGGATACTGGATTACTTCAGCGGAACCGGGGAAGGGGATGTCAGTGTATATCTTAAGGAATTGCAGAAAAAAGAATATGTTTATGGAACAGTTTGGCTTCCACACGATGCTAGAGCAAAGAGGCTGGGGACCAAACGTACTATTCAAGAGCAGATCACTCAGGCGGGCTTCAAGACCAGGATCGTTCCGAATATAAGTAGGACGGATGGGATCAACGCTGCGAGGATGATCTTCCCGAATTGCTGGTTTGATGAGGCTAGATGTGAAGAAGGTATTCAGTCACTCAGGCATTACAGATATAGAGTGGTTGAGGGGCAGTACTCAAATGAACCGGTGCATGATTGGGCAAGCGACGGCGCAGATTCGTTCAGATATTTGGCTCTATCCCTGCGGGAACGGAGCGACAATGACCGAGCAGTTGGGGTCATGGAAAGGCTTCGGGGACTGGTGGAGGCAACCAGAAAAGAACGAGAGTACGATGCTCAAGAGGTCGAATTTAGTGGGAGGCCTGGAAGGGCGAGGTTTGGGGGCGCGGGGTGGATGAGATGACACTAGCACCTAATAATAGAGAGATCGAAAGGTTTAGAGAGATTATGCGGGAGGTCGCAGATCAGCTGATCGAGATATTTAAGAAGAAGGATCTAGAGTTTAGGCTGATGCCAGTCTACTCGGAACGCAACAAGCCTTGTACTCAGACCCATGTGGATTTCCTGAGAAGTGAGTTGTTTAAGGAAGATACTGTTGGTATTATAGTTGACAGGTTTAGAGATAAGATGCTAGAGGTCCAGCAGTATCCTGACTTTATTGGTACTGTTGGGATGGCTGTGCCTAGGAATGTGGGGTTTGCAGAGCGATATTGTAAGGATCATCTGTGGTTGAGGGGAGTATCAGACTATTTTATTGCGACTGATAGTCTGATCTTCCGTATTGATATAATGCACTGCTAGGGGCGAGCATGATCGATAGTCCAGCAGCACGCAAGTTAGTTACTGCGCTGAAGAGTGCAGGTGCGTCCAATGCGATGGTAGAGAGGGCAGAGCAAGGGTACTATGGGGATTTCACCTCGAACCTTGCAATGCCTATAACTCAGCTGGTCAACGATGCCAGACGCGAGAAACTTGAGTATATTGCCAGACGGGCTATGGAGGGGGATTTCGATGGCGACTGAAGGTGATGATGTGAGCCGGAGAAAACCGATACTTTGTCTGGATTTCGACGGTGTTATTCACTCCTACACTAGTGGTTGGCAAGGGGCCGACACTATTAGGGATGATATTGTCCCTGGTACTCTTGAATTTATTTATGATGCCTTGGCACACTACCGAGTGGCTGTATACTCTAGCCGTTCTAGTAGTATGGCTGGTGTGGATGCCATGAAAGCGTTTATACAGAAACATGCCAGAGAGAAGGTCTGGGATAGTGGACGGGAGTGGTGGCTGGAGATCGAGTGGCCGCCTAATAAGCCAGCTGCGTTCCTTACGATTGATGATAGGGCGATCACGTTCAATGGGACATGGCCTACTCTAGCAGAGATTGGGCAGTTTCAGCCTTGGACCGCCAAGGTCTCGAAGAGGGAGGCTGCAGAATGAGACGAGTCATACTGGAGAGCCCTTACAGCGGTCCAGATTTCGAGACTATTGAGCGGAACAAGCGGTACGCTCGGGCTTGTATCAGGGACTGTCTGAAGAGGGGTGAGGCCGCGATTGCTAGTCATCTACTTTATACTCAGCCTGGAGTTCTGAGGGATAGTGAGCCTGAGGAACGGAAACTGGGGATGGAGGCAGGATGGGCCTGGTTTGTGGTTGCTCAGGCCTGTGTGGTGTACACAGATCTGGGTATTAGTAAAGGGATGCAGGACGGGATCGACTATGCAAAAGGCCTCAAAGTCCCCGTTGAGGTCAGGACGCTGGAGGGTTACACAGAGTGCTAAGCACTGGTCAGCCTGATCCTGTTGTAGCGTCACTGCGCTACCTTGGCACTAATAACGTGCTGGAAGAGGCGCGTGAGCGGTTCCGTACTTGTGCGGAATGGGAGTCGAATTATCGGAAGAAATATGTTGAGGATCTGAAGTTTACGAATGCTGACTCGTATAACGGGTATCAGTGGCCTGACGAGATTAGGCATACCCGCGATCTGAATGACCGGCCATGTTTAACTATGAACGTGGTGAGGCAGCATGTCTTACAGATCGAGAACGAGGCTCGAAGAAATAAGTCGAGTGCGCGTATATTGGGACTGGGTAACGGAGCAACACAGGAGTCCGCGAACGTTGTCAAGGCAATTATCCGCCACATCGAGTACATTAGCAAGGCTCAAAGAAACGCCTATACCCCTGCAAGACACTTCCAAGTCGCAGCAGGGATTGGATGGTGGCGGATCGTAACGGACTATGCGAGTAATGATAGTTTCGATCAAGAGATCTACATTGAAGGAATTGCTGATCCACTGTCTGTCTATATGGACCCGGATTGTCAAAAACCTGATTGCAGCGATGGTAGGTACGCTTTTGTTTTTAGCTTTTTGCCTCGTGACTTGGTTACTAGTTTGGTCCCTGATTACCCCTGGATGGTGAACACTCCTAAAATACCCATCGGGATCGCAGCGGGGGAGTCCTTCTTCTTAGAGAAGGACCATTGGATGGTCGCGGAGTATTTCAGAAAAGTACCAAGGCAGGACACTCTATTAAGTTTCGTCGCTAGGGGAGAGCGTCAGTACATCAGGGCGTCAACTCTGCCACCAGAGGTACGGTCTGAGTTGATGAAAGATGATTTGAGTATGAGTAGGCCGATTGTCGATCAGGTAGTTGAATGGAAGTTGATAGTAGGGGATTTGATAGTCGATGAAACGATTTGGCCTGGTTCTCATATCCCACTCATTCGTTGTATTGGTGAGGAAGTTGTTATCGGCGGTATCTTGGATCGAAAGGGACACGCGCGGGCCATGCAGGACGCGCAACGCATGTATAACTATAATGCTTCGGCTAGCGTGGAGTTTGGAGCTTTGCAGACTAAGGCTCCTTGGGTTGCACCAGCGGCAGCGATTGAAGGACTCGAAAGCGTCTGGAACACAGCAAACACAGAAAACCATTCAGTTCTTCCCTGGAAACATGTAGACGACGATAACCCTGAGAAAGATATTCCGCCTCCTCAAAGAACGCAACCGCCGCAGACGAGCCCGGCGTACTCGGAAGGTATGCAAGCGGCTTTTCAACAGATGATGATGACGTCT